TGCATTTTTTATTTTGATTGCTTTTCTCAAAAAGATATCTGATGTTGTGCTTTGAATAATAAAGTTCAATGCTCTAAAGCGATCACATTCAATCTTTCGACCAAAAGGATTATTTACATATTTTCCGTCCCAATACTTTTCAACTGTTCCGACTTTGTTATAGAAGTTTTCAATCTCTGGCATTCCCAAAGTTGCTGATTCTCCTCCATAAAGCCATGAAAACATTTTAACCTTAATTTCTTCTCTTGTCAAGTTTTCAGAATAGATATTGTTTATTTTTTCTCTGTGCCATTCATGGATATCTCCATCTGGTTGTGACTGTTCATTCAAGGCCAACAAACATCTTAATTCTGCCGCATTGAAATCAAGTTCAAGAAAGAAATCATTATTTGGACTGAGAATATCTCGATAAGCTTTGTCCATTGTCAAGATCGGAAAAGAATCTTTCTTTGTTGTTAATCTTCCTGTGACAGTTCCAAAAACATTATAATTTACAAATGGAGATGTTCTTGAAAGTTTCTCTCTGAACTTTCTTGCTTTGTATTGATGAAGCTTATCATTCATCTTGTTTGCATCAACATTCAAAGGTCTTTTTGAAATATCATTTACAAGATCACTTAATCCAACCAAGAAATCATAATTCTCTGGTTTTCTAAAATTCTTGAAAACATAATCAGTTATTTTTGATTTTACTTTATTGTAATCTAAAACAAATGATTCAGGAACAAGATCATAAAAACAATAATCAGAAGAAATAACTTTTGCTTTTTGAAATGATCTCAAATAAGAAAAATGTTTTTTCTTAATATCATCCCATTCTTCTTTCAAATGCTCAGGACAACATTGATCAATGTTTTTTCCTCCAACATACAAAGAAGCAAAATCAATATTATGATCCAATAAAGAAGAATCAAATGACCATGTTTTAGATAACATATTGTAATCAGGATGTTTATCTATATGATCATTGACAAAAATGCTATTGCATTCTTTTTTGTTATCAATAATATGGAATAACATATTATAAGATCTTATCACAGATCGCAGAACATGTCAACTGCTTTTTTTGAAAAAAGTTGAAACATAATTTAATGCTTCGCTCATACCATTTCTATCGAATATTAAATTGGCTCTTGATGATATTGTCTTCTTTGTTTCGTTCGATAATTTGGTTCCACTCTCAATGGCCATGACATTGATATAATAATTTAACCAATACTTTGGAGTATAGTTTGATTCGATTTGCTGTTTACTTACAAAGGATCTTTTAACCAATTTTCCCACCGTTTTTTGCTTACATTCTGAATACATATACTTTGTGAAAGATGGATATGCAGTTGAGAATGTATAATAAAATCTTCCGAACATATCTTTCATTAGTTGTATGTCTTTTTCGTAGGCTAAATTATAGTATTCATTGAGGATTTTGTCAAGTGTTAAATCGAAATTTATCTCCCAATAAGGGGATCCGAGATCAGCAATTAACCTCCATGGAGCATTTTTATCGATTTTGAAGCCAAACTTTTCGGCTGTCTGAGCATAACAAACAAAATTTGCATTCTGAAGGAGATCATCATATTTTTCAGCATCCGATCCATGATCCAATTCTGATAACTCAATCATAATTCCAGATGCCAAAGGCGATACAAAAGAGGACAAATGATAGTTGGAAAGAGTTAAAGGAAACTCAGCACCATATTCATTAAAGAACTCATAAAATTTATTTAAAAAGTCGTCGAAAGATAAGATGCTTGACTTTCGATTATTGATCGTGATATAGTTGTTACCATAAAGATCATAAAGTTGTCCAATGTATATTTCTCTATTATCAACAGAACTTTCCCAGCCTTTGACAGGGAGCAATTCTTCAAAGACAGTTCCAGCAGCATTTTCTTTATTTAGGAATAGAAATTCATTTCTGAAGTTTTCAAATGCATCTGCAACAAAGTCAAGAACAAAAAGATCTGTTTCAGCTGATTCAACTCTTTTTAGCTTTTCTTCTATTACGATTATTGGCTGCCCTTTTTTATTAATCCTGCCATAAAGTGGTTTGTCATACCAGAGATCAAAAGGAGTTGGAGCACCAGTTGTAGATGTCAAAGGGTAAGAAGAATCTTTATATCTCTTTCTTTGAACAAAAAGTTCAAAAGAATTTAGATCATTTGTCCCAGTTGGTTTTGTCATGAACTCTTCCTCTTCTTCGGTGCATCATTTATTTTCTCATTCATGATAGAATTTTCTTTTTCTTTCGTTGAGTTCTTATTTGAGTTAAGAATATTCAGGCCAACAGTGTTTACAGTTTCTAATGTAGTTGTAAACACACCAGACTTAATGCTGTGCTTGACTTTTAGAATGTCATAGTATCCGCCAATCCCAATTTCTTCTGCCCATATTTTAAATTCTGTTCCCTCTGCTGTATTGCTGTCTTGTAATATTTTTTCTCTTATTCTTGCAGCAGGTGTATTGCCAAGGCCCAAAGATCTTGGGTCAATATATATTTGTGTTCCGTTTACAAAGAGTGGACAACCATATAAACTAATATCTGCATCATATTTGTCAGCAAGAAGGATGTTTGTTTGGACACCAAATTTATTATTTAATATCTGAGCCTCTAATCTTTTTGGAACTGGTGTTCTCTTGAAGCCAACTTTCTTAACCATTCCTCTTGTGTTTCCTGCAAATATGTGAGGAATAAAATAACTCTCATTCAAGTCGAACACATTTTGACCAATACCAGGAATTGGAGATCTAGAATCAGTATAGATAAACAAATACTCTTCAGCTTCTTGAGATGTTTTTTGCTTCTTTTCAGCTCTTCTGTTTATTCTATGGCTTACAATTTCATCAACAGATATTCTTTTTTCATAATTTCCATTCCATATTTCATTGATTGCTTCGCCCTTTGGTAGTGCAAGAGTCGTAAACTTTGGAGTTGCTCCTTGTGGCAATTTACCGATTCCTAAATCTTCTGGTGAGATGGCCGATGTCATAAGAGTTCCCAAACAATCAATTAGGAATTGATGTAAAGGATATGATGTTCGCTCTGGCCTGACGACAAACCTTAGCCACCACTCCTGAAATAGATTTAAAGATATAGGAATATCCGCAAGTGGCTTTGGCTCAAGTCTTCCAGTATTGCGATTAAGGATGTTGACTGTCCCCAACATCAGTCTTGTTTCGTTGTAATTGTCGTTTGATTTTGTTGTCTTGCCTAAGACATTGTTTGTGCATTTGTCGTATGTTGTTGGGCGATCATTAACAATAGACATTGCTGCATTTATAAGATCTCCAAGAAAGAAGAAGTTAATTCTGTAATCACTGCCAATCTTATTTAGATCTCTTCTGTTTCGTAAAAGTCTATTTGTTTTACTTATTTCTTTTGTTTTGTTTTTTTCGTTTGTAGTTTTTCTTGCGTTAGTTACAGCTTCAGAGAATTTTACACCGCTTTGACCAGCACCTTTTACATTAGATAATTTGCTGGCGATTTGTCTTTTATATCTTTTCCTTGCCTCGATAAGTTTTTCTTGTCTTCGCTCTCTCAATTCTTCAGAACTTATTTCCGGTATTTGTTCTTTGGCTTCTTTTATTTCTTTTTTTGCATCCATGTAAGCCTTCAATTGCTCTTTGGGGATCTGAATATAAAACATTCTTCCGCTTTTATTATCGCCACCGTCGCTAATACTGTCTATTCTTCCTATAAGTTTGCTCCAAGCTTTCTCAAGAGTTTCGTTCTTCAGGTCTCCTAATTTTCTTTTTAAAACATCAATCCTTTCTTCAATCTTTTCAATTGATTTTTCTTGAATCGCTCTTGCAGCCTTTGCCTGCTTTTCAGTCTTTTTAGACAGATCAGGGTGTCCTTTTGACCAATTGGTTTTCTTCTCTATTTCTTCATCCAACTCATTCAGCTCTTTTCTGGCTTCTTTAAGTTCTTCTCGTGCTGCACGAAGATCCTCTCTTCTTTTTTTCTTTGTCTGTGCAAATACAACTGCTTCTTCTGCGGATTCATCAACCAAAAACAAATCATGAGTTGTAGAATTCATCAATGCCTCTATTCTACCAACCAGATCGACATCTAATACAACCGCACCATTTTCTTGAAAATTAATACCAGACCTAACCATGTTCAAGTTGATGGTTGTGGTAAGATTTGAAATTTCCTCTATCTCGCTTCTGCTAAAAAGAATATTGCTTGGATCTGTTGGGACAGACCATCCAGCCTCAACTTGAATTGGAAATGGCCTATTTGCGTCAGTCGCTGCAATGTCCATGGCGTTAGTTGACTCTTGATATCCGGTAGACACCAAATCACCAAAACTTATTTTGCGTTTATTACCTTTAGAATCAGTAGCATCCCTCATCATAAAAAGGCTTTCAAAGCTCTGAAAATATAAGACTAATCTTGCTTTTCTTGTAACTCCGCCGTGACCGATAGATTTACCAGTATCTTCCCAATCAAAACTCTTCAGACCAACATCAGTCCCTCTTTGCTCTAAAGATGCTAAAATATCATCAACTGTCGGAGTTTTGTTTATGGGGAACTCTAGCTTGGTTCCATCAACCAAGACTTTAAATATTTTAATTTTAGGAACTAAAAGAGATATTTGAGCAGGAGAAAGAGTGTTCAAGATATCCATCTTTGGAAGATCAATTAGTTTATTGGCCATCCCAGTAGAATCACCAGTTACTTGAACTAAGTTTTCATATGATGTTGGCTTCTTTTCTTTGCCACCAGTTGATAAGTTTTCAATAATGTCAGCAAACTCTATCAAAAAAGACTGCTCATCAAATAAGTCTTGTTTAGCCACTTTTTACAGCTCCAATATCGATAATACTCTTTCTAATGGATTCGGAATATCAATGACATCGCCAATCTCTAGATGACCTTCTGTTGGGACTTTATTAAACCATGCGATAACCCACCAAAGAGATGCGTCATTGTAATATCTGTGGGCAAGCTTAAAGAATCTATCGCCGCTTTTCCATGTATGTGATACCAAATTTAATCTTGATATTTCTTTTGCGGTTGGATGCTTTAAGTTCGGAGTGAAATATTGCCTCATGGTTTTGACATTTCTCTCTTCACGAACTTTAGAATATAATTCTGTATCATTCACGCCCAATCTTCTTGTATTATATCTTGAAGTCATAATTATTGTCCTGTCATTTTATTAATATCGGCCTGCTTTTTCTCATCATTCCTCTGACTTGGGTTCTCTCTATTGTTTGGTTTATCTGTTACTGTAATTTGACCACCAGCAACATACACTCCATAAGGAAAATTAACATTCTGAACTGAATAAGCAGAGTTGATTGTGCCTTCACCAGTGTCAATATCTTCTTTTGTCCATCCCAATCTTTCTTCATGAATAACAGTATAGTTTACTGTAACATCATATCTCTTTGGAAATATTTTGCCTTCAAATTGGAAAACGCCAACCTCCAAATTTGGAGCGTATGTAACGCCATCCATCTTGCCCAATAGTCCAGTTCCATCGGCAGAGTTCTGAACCCAATTCATAAATTGAAGCTTTATTAAAGGAGCTGATTTAATAGTTTGTGTGTCATTTTTGCCACCTTCAAAGACAGGATAAAGCATATTTATTAATCCTGATATTTTTTCAAGGTTTAAGCGTGATTCTTCCCCTGATGCAGCAGGAACACTAAAGCCAAGACTAATTGTTCTTGATGTGTTTTGGAATGTCTGTATATTATCCATTTTGCCATATGCTGGCTCAGATGTCCAATTCGATTGATAAGAGTCTCCGAAAGATGTTAGAAATGCCTTAAATTGAACCTTTGCGCCTGTTGGGACATGCGTGAATTTAACAAACTGTCCTTTTTTACTTTCTAGCAGGTCAGTTTGATCAGCAAATGTCAAGTCTAGCCCAACCGCTCTTCTGAATGCTCCTAAAGCTCCTGGATTTCTATCGAATATAGGCATAGTAATTCTCTATTATGTAAATAGATTAAAAAACGATTATTTCAAATATGAAGTTGTGGATTAGTTTCCAAAATCAGTAGGATTGGATTTTGAATCAACATAGTCCAAAACGAACTCACCGAGGTTGGTTCCATCTGCGAGTCTTAGGACGCCCATAACAGGAGTTTGATTTTGGTGAGCATAAGCTTGTGACGATGCTCCTGGTGGGAAAGCTGCATTTATCTCTGCTCTATTTACTGGTGCTACCATTCTTGGGGCAGGTGGTTGAGTGCCTAATTCTTCTTCGGTCAAGGGTCGTGCTGTGGCCTCCTCTTTTCCGAAGATGAGATCTCTAGCAACACCACCAGCTCCTCTATTCCTATAAGTTCGTATAACATCAGCCGTTACGCCAATGGCATCTGCAAGGGCACCGAGAATTGCGGATATATCATTAAATATTGATTTTATTTCATTAATGCTTCTATCTATTACACCTTCAAATCCGCCTTCAAAAAATCCTGTTTGATTGTTGAATTGTTCCATGAATTTGGTAACAAACGGTGCGATATGTTCATCATATTTTTCTTTTAAGAACGCGAATGCTTCTGGTAATTTCTTTTTGACCCACACATATGCTTTTTTCATAGCCCCAACAAGTGGAAATTTCTCTTCGTATTCTCCAAATAGGCCCATGATTTTTTCATCTAATGTTGTAAAAAGTCCTTTAATGCCTTCTATGCCTTTATCAAAAGCGGCTGTCAGCATATCCCAATGTTTAATCACAAGCACAATCCCAGCCCCAATCAAGACCCAAGGATTCATCATGGCTGAAAGGACTGGATTGATTATTCTTCCTGCTTGCGAGAATGCAAATCCGAGAGCACCAGCTTTTAAAACTAAAGAGCCTATTGTTTTTATCGGCTCTTTATATTGTTTAAGGAATTTAATTCCTTTTCTCAATCCACTAGCAAAATTATCAAATATGCCTTCTGTAGCTCCAAGACCTTCATCACCAGTTATAAACTCTATTATATCCTTTAGCAAAGGCTTAAGAGCTTGAGAAACTCTCATAGACAATTGCTCAAATGCTGCTCGAAATTTATCTGCAATTTTCACACCAGCTTGCAAAGCTTTGGTAAGTTCTTGCTGTGCTTTAACAGATGGATCAACTTTTTCTTCGAGATCTTCTATCATAGCTTGCTCAGTGCCAAATAAGCGGACAGCATCAGCAACATCTCCAATACCAGCAGCTTGTGCAATCGCTTGCTTTTCAAACCTGTTCATTGATTCAAAGCTTCTGCCGGTTGCATTGACAGCCTGTCTAATCATGTTAACTCTTTCTGCTTCGTTGGCAGTTAATAACTGAACACTGTTTAGAAGTGGTCCACCCAAAATAGCATTTAAGTTTCCTGCTGCTTGTGCAGCACCTTCAAAAGTATCAAATCTTTCGGTCATTGCAAGAAGCTTGCCCATCTGAACTCCAGTTGCTTTTGATTGAGCTGCCAATTGTTTAAACACACGAATACCAGATTTGCCATATTTTGCAAGCTTTGGCCCAGCCTGAACAAAGTCTTGAGCCATCTTTGCTGGTGCTTCTCCAATTGCAAGAGCAAAAGAAGCTAATTCTTCATTTGTTGCAATAGCTTGATTCTGTGTCATGCCCATTGCTTTAATTAATATTTCTTGACTTTGGGCAGTTGTTTGGGTTGAGATTCCCAACTTTTCCATTGCAGCTGCTTGTTTTACTAAAGCTCTTTGTGTTTTCGGGGCAAGCAAAGAAAAGTTTGAATAAGTTGCAAAAAGACCTTTTGCTGCATTTGCTGCGTCAGATGTTGCAACCCCAAGATTTTTAAGCTGCCCAGCAACACCAGTCGCCATGTTAGCAAACTTTTCACCTTGACCTGTTGCTTGCTGCAACTCAGCACTTAGATCAATGAGTTCGAGAGCAAGATCTTTAAAGCCTTTAAATCCGCTTGTAGCTCCAAGTTCTCCAACAAATTTATTTGTTGCTTGAGCTGCTTCCTCAAATGGTTGCGTAAGTGCATCTACAGCACCTCGAAGTCCATCGATAATTCCCGTTAAATCTAATATCGCGGCTTTTGCTTCGCTTCCGTCATCACCATTAGCCATAATCTAATTACCTAAGAGGCCACTCAACACCCATTCTTCTTTCAAAATCTTTAATCTCTTTGTCAAGTCTTGCACGAACTTTAACAGTTCTTGGATTATCTGGGCCATAATCTCTATATGTTTCCATATATTTTTTTTCTTGCCCAAGAACTCTAACAAAGGACTGAACTTGCTGTTTTGTTCCTTCAACTGAGATTGGTTTATTTGAATATCCCATCATTGTCATTAACAAGTCTTTCACAAGATTTGAGAATTGTCTAACATATGCTTCGACTTCATTTAATTGCCCTAATTGTGAAAGTTTTATGACTTGATTTTCATTTGAGTTATTCATCGGATGTCCCTCTATAGGTTAAATAGTTTGCAAATTAAAATAAAAAACCCCCAATGAAGGGGGCTTCAAATTATCTTTTGGTTGTTGAGTTCTTTTTCTTTGCTTTTTCAATCTGTTCTCGTTCTTTTTCAAACTCTTTTCCGAGTCTTCCAATCCACCACTCCCTTAATTGGATGGGCAAACTGTAAGCTTCTGCAAAGCTCCAACCACCATATTGCTTGAGGTAGAACATTTGTTCATAAACAGATTTTATATACTCATTAGTCAGGCCAAAAAAAGTTGGTTGAGAAAGGTAAATCAACAGCATTTTCAGCATCACAAGATTCGCAAGTGAAATCGTAGCTCATGTCAACATCTGGCCGCGCTCTTTCATATTCTTTGCGAAGATGTGTTGCGTCAAGTGCAGGCATGAGATCTACAAATTCCTCAACCGTCCTCCTTTCTGATACTCCATTGAGCGTGACAATAATAGCTTTGTATTGGTCAGTCAATGCTGTATCGGGCAACTTTAACTTCTTTCTTTTTTCTGCTTTTGCAGATAAGATTTTTTCATCATTTCCAGTTAACAAACGACATTCAGCAACAACGCCTGTTTTTGGAAGAGTGATAAAAAATGTCCCATTGTCAGAAAACTTAATGTCTTCTGGCGTTTCTCTTGTTTTGACTTCTGTAAGATCAAAGCTTTGCTCACAAGCAGCACCACAATGAGTGCAAGTTACTTGCGCTTCATAATCATTTCCGAATCCACTGATTCTTGATGCAATAATGAGAGCATTCTTGTCTCCGACAAACAAGTCTTGGCATTTAATATTTTTGTCGATAATAATACTTTCCAACATTCTGTCAATCGCAACACCTTTTTTGAGAAGTGTTTTTGATGTGAGAATGTCAGTTTCTTTCGCTGTCATATAGCGAATTTCAATTGTGTCTTTCTCGTGTAAAGGGTGATTTGCAGGATAGAACTTGCCTTTTGTTGGCAAATCAACAAATTCCGTTGGTATTACAAAATTTAAAAGTGATTGTGCATCCTGCGATACTGCTGGTGAGTCACCATCAGATTGAACTCCCAAGCGAGAGTCATCATTTCTTGGCATATAAACCTCTTAATTTATTTTAGTTAGCTCCTGAAGTTTGTGGGAACTTGCCAACGCCATTTACATTTAGATAAGCGTTGTCATATCTAACAGTAACTTCAACATTTAGTAGACCTTCATCTTCATATGAAAGGTCGCCAAAGGTTGCATTTGTTACGAAAGGATTGTTAAGCACCCATTCTTCAACTGTGTTTCCGTCTGAATCGAGAGTTTTAATTCTCATTTGGCCCAAAGCTTGAACAGATTTTCTTTTTGAAACTGTTGCAAGTGTATCTGGACCTTGTGGAGTTAGTGGCAATTCATATCCAGCATTCTCAAGAATTGTCATCAAATCCTTTGATGCATTTGAGTCTGGATCAACTGTGTCAACGATTGTAAAATTGATTTCGTTCCACTCAACACTTCCTGGATAATGGAATGTGTGATTTAGATATTTGTGACTATCTGTGTTAATAGTGAAAGAAGGCTTGGTAACACTCTTAATCAAGTATTGCTTAATGCCTAATGAAGCTCCTCCTGGAATGCTTAATACAAATCGATAACCTCTTTTAGGTTCTAAGTTGGGATCTTGCCAAAAACTCATGTGTTATATTCTCCTAATCTAAATAGTCATCTTTGACACTAATCTTCAAAAGATGCTCCACTATTTGTAATTACAAAGTCAATCGCGATAAACTCAATTGCTTTTGCAGGTTTTAAGAAGATTTTTGCATACATTGTGTTTCTGTCAATTAAGTCAGGAGTAGTTGTTGAGCGATCCAACAATACTCTGTAGTCTTCCAAACCAAGTCTTACCTTAACTGAGTCAAGGAATGGAACAACTTGACCAGTAAATCTATCCCATGTTGATTCAACATTTTGGTCGAACAACAATCTTGCAGAGATTCTAGAAATTTCTTTCTTAACATAAATCAACATTCTTCTGACATTAACTCTATCAAGAGCTGATGGAGTAATTTGAAGTGTCTTTTGTCCAAAAATTACAATTCCTTCTGCTGGGAATTGAGCAATTGGGTTAATGTTTGCTTCATAAAGCTTGTCTCTGTCTTTAGATGTCAATCTTTGTTTGACGCCAATGACAGGGATACCAGCAGCACCTTCAGTTAGACCACCGCGAGTAAAGCCAGCAGGAGCGAACCAAAGCTCAGAGTTTGCTTCTGTGCTTGAGTAAGTTCCGAAAGCAGCGATTGATGGAGGTGCCCAAAGCGAGAGACCTGTGTTGTCGTCTTTGATTCTTACCCAAGGATAATAAGCTGAACCGTAGCTGTTGTTGATTTGTCTATTATTAAGAGTATCAACAGCAGTTTGAACATTTCCAACAACAGTTGAGTCAGAATCGCTAGCAACATAACTTGCTCTGTCTTCGCGAGGCAAGTAGTTTCCTTCGATATCAATGATTGCCATTGCATCTCCGCGACTCTCACAAACTTTCAACATTTGATTTGTCAAGCCTTCTGTCCAGATGCCTGGAGCAGTAAGCATGTTGCAATCAATTACTTCTGGGTCGCTAACTGCATCAATTGCACACTTAACAGAGTTGTAAGCATAGCTGTTAAACTCAGTAATTGTTGAAGTGTTAGTTCCGCCGAGAACATAATTGTTAAATGGATTTCTTTCTGTGATGTCAAGGCCATCAAATCCGCCAACGATTGGCATTGTGAATTGGTCAAAGCCAGCATCAAGAACATTTTTGTAAGTTGCACCAGAGCCAGTAGCAGTTAATGAAAGGCTGCTTGCGCGGGAACCTGAAAGGTAGAATCCTTGTGTTGTTGATGGGGTATTTGTTACTACTGGAGCACTACCAGAATGCCTTGTGATGTCATCAAGAGAGAAGACATAAGAGAATTCTGTGTAACTATTTTCAGTATCAAATGTTCCAATCAAGTTATCATTTAAGCCTCTAACAACATCAACATAAGAATTTTCAAATCTGTTTGAGCTTCCTGATTTTGTTGTGTCAACGCCAAAGTAAGCGTCTTTTGGACTTGCCAAGTCACCAGTTTCAGTTGATCTTCTTAAGCGTGTTTTTGGAAATGCGAAAGAACCAGTGAATGAGCCACCAAAATATACAAGAGGATTTCCTGTTGCTCCACCAGAGCCTGTATTCATGTTTTGAACCATCGCTTCTGCAAAACCAGTTGAAGGGTCGCCAAATGCAGATGCACTTGTTTGAGTTGCGCTATCGATTGACCAACCTTTGTATCTTAATGGACCGAAATATCCAAATGGAAGAAGTTCAGGATCGGTCGCTCCGCCATGAACATCAGGATTCATATCCACATAAATATATTTTGAGCGATTTGGGAAATCTCCATATTCTCTAAATCTACGGTCAGTATCAGACCATTCTGCATAACTATTACCGATTTTCTCAGCAATGTAGTTTCTAGAATATGGATTCAGTGTGCAGTTCGTAAATACTTCAAGCGGTTGAGCAGCATTGTCTGTATCTTTTGCATCTCTAATTTCTACTGTGAAAGAGCCATATTTCTCAATATCGTTTGCAGATGGCCTAATATCTCTAATTGAAACTTTGATATTTGACTGATTCCATTGGCCACCCTCAAGAGATTTAAACTTGAAGAGTTTTTGCATGTTTCTTGGGCTATAGTCTCCAGGAGCACCACCCATGTCTTGGCCAATAACCCAGCCAGTTTCTGCTTTTGTAAGGCTTGCACGGTTGATATTTGCATCAGTTGAGCTGTTGTGAAGAGGAAGAACAACTCCAAAAACATTTCCGCCTGCGCCATTGTTAGTGATTGCTTCATCTATATCTCTGTCAAATGTTTCCCCAAGGAAGTAATTTTTTACAGAGCCAGATGCATATTCACGAGTATTGTCTACTAAAGTTGGATTTGTGCTAAAGACTTTACGAATATAATTTTTTGAATTTTCATTAAAATTAAATGTAAGAGTTTCAGTAACTGCCCCAGATGAGCTTCTGATAACTGCATTAAATTCAAGACCAGTCCCAGCTGATTCAATAAGATGGTTTGTGCTTGCTGTTGTATTTACCTCACCAGCGATTGTTCCAGATAAACCAACATTACCATCTTGGCAATAGAATGTTGCTGCAAGTGTTCCAGTTTGAGCTGTTCCACTATTAATCAAGAACAAGCCATATGCCGCACCTCCAGATAGGTTAGTGCTGACAGGAGAACTACCAATTTGCCAACCTGCTTCACCAGCAGCTGTAGCGTCAGTATTTGCACGACCAAGAAGTCTCACATAAGTGATTGGGTTATTGTTTTTTAACCATGCTTGTGCTGCATAGGCACCGTATGTAGGAGCAACGCCATAACCTCCATCTCTCCAAATATCTCCACCTTTGTTACCAGCCTCTGGTGAACCAAAGATTTCAACAAATTCAGAAAATGAAGAAACTTTAACAGGTCTTAGACCTGGACCTTGGTTTGCTGTCCCGATGATTACAGGACCAATGTTTTCTGGAATTTGAGGTAATTGAGAGTTATCAATTTCTGCGATTTGCACTCCTGGTGATACAAATCTAAATTTATCGACGCCGGTTTTAGCCATTTATGGGAATCTCCTTACATAGTAATAAATACTTAAATTCTATAATAAATAGTATGGTATGCCTCCAAAAGACAAGGAAACATTAATCGTTATACTTTCCGCCCTTCCAGTCTGGAATGTCTCCGAATATCACATGTTCTCTTGGAGTCCTTACTGCAACAGCATTTTCTCTTCTTACGACAAAAGGTTGTTTTTGGTTTGAATCAGCACCAATCAAATAGCCAAGAACTTTCATATTGACGGTTGTCTCATAAACGCGAGTTTCTTCTGTCAATTCTGTTATGTTATTGTTTGATGAGAAGTCAGACTGCATAAAAGATTCATATCTGTGGCCTTGATGACTTAGCAAGACTCTATAATTAATTCCACCTGCATTTACAACAAAAGGCTGAATAAGTTCGTTAATCTGTTGTTGATATTCTGTTCTTATGCTGATTGTATAATCTACGCTGACATACACTGGCATTGGAACTGTAATTGTTTCATAAACAACTTTTTTATCTTTCTTTTTATTTGGAAAGTTTATTTGCCCACCAGTTGGTTGAACGACTCCATTAACACCATATCTTCTTGCAGAGTCAGCATTTAAAAAATTGCCTGTCTTGTCTTGTTTTATTTCACGAGCAATTGTTACTGATCCGCCTTTCTTATCTCCAACAGGATCAACATTGCCATAAAAATATCCTTTATCTGATAGATCTTTTGTGAATCCATTTCTTTGAAGGGTAATGATCGGAAAGATCAAAGCACCTTCACTATCACGCAAATCTTTATTGTTTTTGATCTGATTAGCTCGCTCTCCAGCAACCCAAACGATTGGGACTTTTTTAAATCCTTTGTTTGTTGTGCATGATAAGTCAAGTTCTTTCGTAAGCCAATTATAAATCGAATAATCAATTGTTTCCAATGTTGATGGCTCAAAAGGAAGAATCTGCTTCATTGTATCATCTTTTTTGTTTGAATCTGACATTTTTATTTAGCATCAAAAAGACCTTGGCGAGCACGATAACATTTAGCTGAGATTTCAACTTTGTGTGCTGTTTGGCCAAATAGCTCTCTTGGTTGAGAAAGTGTGACGATCTCATAATATGCAGAACCATATAAAATAAAATCACCTTCTCTTACAAAAAGATCTTGATCTTCTGTTAATCTCCTTTTGTGAAAATGAATGGTAACTGATGATAACCTATCAACACCATAATTTGTAGTAGTTGTTTCAGAGCCTTCCCAATCGACAAGAGCATAAACTCGAATAGGAGGTAAAAAGTTTTTCTCAATAGCTTCGCCATACAATGGATGAAAGTTTGTATGAACATTGCTTATTGGATAATATAAGACTGTTTGTCCAATAACTCTTTCGATTAACTCATCGTTAACTTGCTTAACTAAATCTCTTTCTTTTTGGTTAAAAAAGAGTGGAGGAGGCGGAGCATCTGGTCTATTCCATTTGTTGTCGTCTGACATTTAAAGCCTCCTTATCCTACATAAATTGACATAGGAACATTTACTTGAATTCTATTTGCATCTTCTGCCATCTTAGCATCGCCCTCTACCATTGCATCATATGTTAGAGAATCCAGAATTTGTTTTAATTCTTCTTTCAATGCGCTTTGTTCATCTTTTGCTTGCGATAAAAGCTCTGATGCATTTAATTGAATGTCGTTTCCTGGGATTGGAATTGAGCCAAACTTGCCTCTGACTTGCCCAAGCATTTCTTTTGAAACTGCTAAAGCATATTTTCTAATCCATTGCTTACCAATTGAGTTAATGTTTTCGTATGGTATGTTTGCAAATGGAAGTGTGTTTACATTATTGACTCCATCAACGCCATCTTTTCTTGTTGGATCTGAATCCCAAGCGTCTTGAGGGATGGTAAACTCAAACCATATTTTTGTTGGTCCACCATTTCCAACATTAGCATATGCTGGATAAATGCTTATTCTATTGTCTCTAATCTCGTATGAATAGTGAGATGCTCTTGTATAAAGATTTGTTTCAAATGCCATTGCTTGTAATTTATTTTGCCAAGCTGGAACAATCTCGAATGTCGATTCATCAGAATATTGGCCATATGTATTTAAATTGCCAACAACATTTAATCCGCCATAATACCCATAAAATCTCCACATAGCTGAAGGAGACTTGTAATATACTCTTCTGATTGCAATTCTTTTGTTATTAACAGAGCCACTAAAATCAACACCAGAATTTAAAGATGCAGACTGAACAACTTCTTGCAAATCATATGTTTGTTGATTGTTGGATAGTCCAAATGATGCAGTATATATTCTTGCATCACCAAGAGCTGCTTCTTGAGCCAAGCCATCAGCAATTCTTCGTCCATACTCGAAAGTAAATTTTGGAAATTTAAGAGCAACATGAGTCCCGCTTAAAGATGATGAAAGAGGGCCAGCTTTTAATTCGCCTTTATGATCAAATGTTCCTGTTGTTGCCCCAAGAAAGTTGGAGAGAACATTTTTTGCTTGATGATTGTTAATGATGTATGAATATTCTAAACAAGCAATTTCATAAGATGCATATACATTTTCTTCTTTTAATTCGATATCAAGAACATCACCGCCAAGCATTTTATATGTAAATGCAACTTGGTCAACGGCACCAGAAACAAAATCTGTCGATGTTGAATATATTCCATATGGAAGAGAACCAGTAACATTTCCACTATTGCCTGTAACGGGCAAGACCACCACACTTGAATTTTGAACAGGAGTTAGAACTGGAACTGACATATATATACCTCTCAATCTAAATAGTGGAAAATGGCACTAAATGGTAAAATAAAAAGCCCTACCCTCCATAAAGGAAGATAGGGCCTGAAGATTAATAACTAATTGCTAGAATTAGCCAAGAAGATCTTCAACGATTACAAGACCATACATATCTGGTCTAACCATCTTCTTGCCATAACGAGTCATGACACCCTTACGAGGCACGAAATCGTCTGGTCCAAAAATGGTTGGAGTAACTTGTAGAGGCACATAAGGTGCATATACATAACCGCTTTCTAGGAAGCTGTTACCTTTACGACCAACGAGGATAACATTTCTTAGGAAATATGGGTCAACATAGATGTCCCATTTCTTAGAAAGTTGTCCAACACGAGTCGCACCAGCAGCTCCGCGATTTTCGTCAGCGGTTGTGTCAGCGCGGAAACCAGATGTGAACTCAAGAACATTAGCAACTTCTGGGCCACAAACGAGGAAGTTTGCGCCACCACGAAGAGTTTTTCTGTGGATTTGAGCAGAAACATCGTTTACTGTCTCAAGAAGAGTCTCATACCATTCAGAAACTGTTCCAGTGAAGTCTGGGAATAGGCTTTGGTTGGTAGATTGTCCACCAGTTCTGTCAACAAACTTACCTGGTTTACGAGACCAGTAGTAGGTTCCAGCTTTAGCACCTTTAACAAGGTCTTCAAGGATTTCTTGGTCAATTTCAAGAGCGATTTGCTCAGAAAGAATGCTTGTCAACTCAACTTCTGCATCCAAGTTGTGGTATGCGTTGATGTCTTGTTGAAGCTCTGGAGTCCATTTTGCTTTAAGTTTCTTAGTGATTGCAGTTACAGACACAGAATCAACTTTGATGTCGATTTCTGGAATGTTCGTGTTGTCTTCAAGACCCCATGCTGTTGTTCCAACGATTGAGCCAACATCAGCTCCACCATTTGTGAAGTTATCTGAGATTGTAAATGTTGCAGCAGTAACACCCTCAACAGAAGCTGTAAGGTCTCCAACTGTCTCAGAACCTGTCGCTTCAAGAACAACAAGAGCAGTAGCTGTAGAAGAGCCAGAGAATCTTGTCAAGCGACGAACTTGGCGACCAACTGATAGTCCTTCAAGAGTGACTGTTACGAAATCATTTTCGTTGAATTGTGCTGCTGTAAGCTCAGAAACAGTGATAGTAGCGACAACAGCTAATGATCCAGAAAGATCAGGGTCATATTGAACTCCCTTAGACAATCCACCAGCTGCATCATCACCAGTTCCAGAACCAACAGTTCCAGAAAGGATAGCAACTGGGTTAGAAATGGTAGCTGATTGTGACACTGGAGATGACCAACCATTGTTAAGAGCGTAGAAGCTAGTTTCTGCATTTGCGCCAGCAAGATCTACACCACCAGTGATTTGGCGACCGACTCTTCCACCACCGTATACAGATGCGCTGACAGAATATCCGCCCAAGTTAAGTTGGTCAGGATTTCCGCCATAAGTAAAGTCGAGGAAGAAGATAAGGCCAGATGGCAAGCTCATTGGTTGAACGGAAACAAGTTCATTTGCTACAAGTCCACCGAATACACGACGAACGATTGGAAATGCAACTGCTGCAAAACCTTCTACATCACCAGCTGCCATTGAGGAAGACTCACGAAGAATTTCTTTCGCTTGGTTCTCCAAAAGTGCTGCCATACCATTGCGAGTGTGCTCGCTGTTAAGACCTTCCAAAAGTCCAGTCTTTTCCCATTTGTTTAGAAGGGCTTCGCCTTCTTTTTGAGTGTTGCGTCTAACAACACCTTCTGTCAATTTTTCTACAATAGACATTTTAATTTCTCCTTAAATGATTATTTTGTAATCCCCGCAAGTCTTCTCATTCTGTCCATTGCAGAATTGTTGACTTGCTTCGTTTCTTTTTTTGATTTTAATACGAGACTGTTATTTTTGCTAACTGCTTCACTTAAGTTTCTTGGAGCTGTATTTTTGACAGACTTCAAGTTGTGTTGCAATGTTTCATAAATAACTTTTGCCTCTTCAATTGATCTCGCATTAGAAATAGATTCGACAATTTGTTGTTTTTGTCGCTCATTCAAGGAGTCCGATTTCAGAACACGATTTTCATAAACTAATTTAGCATTTGAAACATTGAGATCTACAAGTTTATCGCTAACTTGTTTTGCAAGGCTCTTAAGTTCTTTATAATCAGAACCAAGCTTATTGTTTTCAAGCTTGAGAGAACTGACATGCTCTTCCAATCCCATGATTTTCTTTAATGCTTTGTTGAGTGCTTTGTTGTCCTCTTCGGCATCATCACACTCCATTTCAGCTGCTGCCACATCCATAGCATATTCTTGCTGTGGTAGTGTTGGGTGAGTTGTTCCCAAATCACCTCTTGCCTCAACTGACATATCGACTGTTAATTTTTCTGACAAGATATCTTCCATGATTTCAAGGATGTTTTCTTCTGTTAGTTCGATATCTTCGTCTAACTCTTCTTCTTTTAACTCAACTTCTTCGTTGGTTTCTTTTTTCTTTGCGCGGAGAGCTTCAAGATCTTTTTCGTCAATGTCTCCGTCTTTGTCTTGGTCCATCACCTTCTCTTGCTTATCAGAAAGCTTTTCTTCCAAATCAAGCATTTCTGCAAGGGCTTCCAAATCTGTTTCAAGTTCTTCGCCTTCTGGTGCTGGTTCCGCCATCGCAGACATGTCAACCTCTTCTTCTTCTGGTTCGTCACGAAGAGCATCGACAATGCCACTTAGATCAATTGTTACAACTTCTTGCTCGTCTGGACAAGGACATGCAGTCTCACCTTCAGTTGCTTTTAAGTTGATGTCACCAATCATCTCGTCTGGTTCGTTATTGGCCATTCCTGCCATTGGATCCACTTCATCTTGTTCGAGCAAAGCGTCAACTGCTTGCTTTACATCCGATGAATATTTTTCAAGGATTTCTCGTTCCGCATTCTTGATTGCGGCCTCTTTAAGTGATTGTGCGTCGATGACGGCTTGTTCTAACATTGATGATGACATCATAATCTCCTAAATATAAAAATAGTTGTCTTCAATAAATAGTGGCCAAAATGCTTAAAAGAAGTAAAATGGATATGTTATGGCTAACCTACCCCGGCAGAGCCTGACCAATTGTTCGCTAACACCTCAGATGGGATGTTTGTTAAGCCAGCGACAATATCAAATCCTATATTGCCTGATTGAGACTTATAATAAAGTCTTGATACTTTAAAATAAAATACTTGCGGAGATGTGTCCTGCACTGATGGAGAGCTAAATAATCTAAAATAGTTGTTGGTGTTGAAACCATTTTCAGAAAAAGCAATTAAAGGCCCATCTACTGTTCGCCCAATATTGTTGTTCCTTATGTGAATCCAATTTGTTATAAATGGAAATTCTATAACTCGGACCACATTATCTGCATTAATTCTACCTTTAAAAAAAGGCTTTCCTGATACTTGATAAGCTCCAACATCTCCTAATGATGGTGGTCCGGGAGAATAAACAGACATTATCCCACCCCCTCTGAGCCGGACCAGTTATTTGTAATCGTGCTTGTTGGAATTCCTGTTAATCCCGCAATTACATCAACATTATCGGCAGCACCAGATAAATAAAGTTTTGTTAACTTAAGTTCTAATCGTGGCGTCCGTGCTTGACGGTTATAGTTCGGTGTCGGATTTGAATTATCAGTATAGTTATCGTTGACTTGAAAGTATGATCCAGTCAGTTTAGTGCCAGGAAGTCCTGGAACTAATGCATTTTCAAACCCATTTGCCGAAGCCGCAACCAAAACTCTCTTTGAATTATCACTAGACTTTGATGAATTTCTAACAATAATCCAGCGAGTCACATATGGAAATGTTATTTCTAACGGACCATTTGTGTAAAGAGACACATCAATTCCGCCACTTACAAATGGCTTTCCTGAAACCTGATATGAGCCAACATTTCCTAAAGCAGGTGGACCTTGATTGTAATCTGCCATTATTTAAATACCTTCAGAGCCAGACCAGTTATTTATTATTGTTCCAGATGAAATAGTCGTTAATCCAACGATTACATCGCAATTTGTGCAAGCACCAGTAAGATATAATTTCGTTACTTTCAGTTCTAAACGAGCAGTCATTGTGTCTCCATAGTCATTCCCATCTTTATTTACTGTAAAGTAATTGTTTGTATCAAATCCAGTTGATGAAAAAGCTACTTTAACATCATTGCTTGTATCGTGATTTGTTACAGTAATCCATCTTGTGACTGTTGGAAAAGAAATTTCTAAAGGACCACTCGTGTATGCAGAAACATCAATTCCTCCACTAAGAAATGGCTTTCCTGATACTTGATAGGAGCCGACATGTCCTAGCCCCGGTGATCCATAATTAAAAACTGCCATAATTTACCTCAATATTATAAATACTTACGATCTTTCGTTTTCGCGCTGCTCTTTTCTTTTTAGCTTTTCAAGCTCTGCTTTTCTCTTTGCCTTCTTCTCTCTTTTGATTTCAGATGGCTTTTTGAATTGCTGTCTTTCGCGATACTCTTCAATAATTTTTTCTTTTTTTACTTTTCTTGAGAATCTTTTTAGCATCGCTTCAATCGATTCATTCTTTCTTATTTTAACATGCATATTATTATTTATTAAAAATACTGAACTGGCTAATGTCAATTCCTGGGTCATTCGGATCAGAATCCCTTAATGCTCCATATTGTGCTGATTGCGAACTACCACCAGATCTTAGTGGTTGTGTATTTTCAAATATTCCTTTAAATCCTGCTGATTTTTCTAAACTTCTTTTTGTCTCTTCCAACTTCATTTTTGCTGCCTTAACTGCTTCAGATTGACCTTCATTAATTGGCTTTGATGGAGCAGCTTGCAATTGTGTTGAGCCAAGTCCTTTTGCAACTTCGGTTATGATTCCAGAAAGTGTTCCGTCTTCAAAAATAACTTCTTTTATGCATTCTTTAATAAGTGGCTTAAGGACTTTCTTAAGTTCTTCTTTTTTCATTTTTCACCTACGATATCGTTTAAAAGTCGGTTGATTCGGTCTGCTTTTGACCAGATTTGTCTTTGCTTTGATTCAGATAATCTCATGAATGCGCCTTGTGTTGATGGCTCAGACACAATATCAAAACAAATTAATTGGAAATCTTCTTGGACAATTGTTTTGCCCATGTTTTCTCTAACAGAACCCAAGCCTCTTGAAGAGATTCCAAGAGTGATTCCATCATCAATAAGAGCTTTTAGGATTTGGCCAGATGGAGTTGACAGAACTTTAATCTTGCCCATGAGATCTTTTCCTTCCCACCAAAGAGATGTAACGATATGAGAGGAATTTTTAAGATTTACAACTGAGTCTTCTGGGTGATCAAGTTCTCCGCAAGCTCTTTTTTCTTTGACAACTTTCATATAATTGTCAACTTCTCTTCTTAAGATATCTTCTGAATAGATTCTGCCATTACCATTTTGAGCATCTGCTCTTTGCATAATGCCTGTAAGATAGATTGTTCCGTTCTTAACTTCGCGTTTCTCATCCTCTGATAGAAGGTCTTGGCAAACACCACCTTCACAAAGTTCAAAATATTCTCGGAGAAGATACTTATCAGACATTATTTTTCTTCTCCTTCTCTTATTGTCACGCCACTGGATGGCCTAAATGTTATTGGTCCACTTCCGGGCCTAATACCACCAGGAATTTCGGGCTTTATTTCTTTTGGAATATCTTTAATTTCTCTCTCAATTATGTTTAGGTATTCCATGATTTCTTTAGTATCAAGTTTTTCTGCCTTAGAAGCATATAGCTTCAAAGAATTTAGAGCATTTAATGCTTTATCTTGGCTTTCATTCATCATGCCAGAATATGCTGGATTGTCTTCAATTTTTTCCGAACCTTGGAAAGTTTTTGTTAACCAACCATGAATGTCGTCCAATCCAGAAATAATATCTTGAGAGATTGGGTCATTTGCTTGACAAGCCATTGGAAGATGATTTTTAGCCATATCAAGTAATGCAAACCATTTGTCAAGCTCTTGTGGTCTTTCTACATTTATGCTTTTCTCGAAATAAGGATCTTTTGGCTGTTCTGCCTCATTTGCAAGATTTTGAACTTCTTCCTTGATAACTTGTTTGATATAGCCTAATTTAAATTTCATAACACATCTCCAAAAATAAAAGCGGGCATTACCCGCACGAGTCAGTTGCCGCTACAGCATCTTCTAACTGGCTGAAGCATCCACTTCTTTGTCCAACCATTTACCATTCGCTAATCACCACCTAATTTGACTTTCAATCCAAAGTCATTAACTAACATACTTAGCATGTATGACACTCCAGATCCAATACAACCCATACAAAGAGCAGTGGACGCAGAATAATCAAATGTAAATAGTTCCGTATATTTATTTATGGACCACAAAAATAAGCCAACCCAAAATCCCATACACATTGGGCAATGAAACAATTTTCCAAACCCATTTAGTGATTCTTTTGATGGCCTAATTTTGTTGAAGATGCTTCCAAATACAAGAATTTGTGTCATTCCATAAGAAGCTAAAGAGAAATAGATAAGATCCAATTCATGCCTCATTCATAATATCCATATCCGCTAAGATATCTGCGGATACGATATGGAGTGATTGAGCCTTTTTTCGGTTCTTGAGGAACTTCGCCAAGTTCTGTTGAATCTTCTGGAGATGGGTCAACATAATTGTCTTCAATTTCGTCCTCAATGAATTGCTGAGTTTGGAACTTTGGTCTTTCGATATCAATGAATTTTGATGTAGAAAAAACAACAACTTGATTCTCGTTAATGTTATCGTCAACAGCTTCAGGATATTTTCCTTCAATTGAGCCAAAAACATTTCCTGCTTGAACAGACTCTGGAAGAATTATACCTTGCTGGACCATATATTTGAAATAATTATTTTGAATTTCATAGATTTCATCAGAGATGTCATCCTTTGGAAATGTCATAACCTTTTTCATTTTTGTATCGATAATGATATCAATTTGGTTATGATCCAAAATCATTAATTTTCCATCAAGAGTTTTGCGAATGTTTATTTCAACTTGAGGAACTGGAGGTTGTTTTGGTTGCTCTTGAGCTTCAATCTCTTCAGATGGCTCAATATTAATATTAATTGCCATCTTCTTGAAACTCCCTTACAAGACTTTGAATTTTTGATATCTCTTGAATCATTTGTTGGTCTGGTTTTCTGGCCTTATATGATTCAAGCATTTCCAACACTTTGTTTGCGTTTGTTTGCATTGTTTGGTCTTGTTGGATTTCTTCTGTGTCGAATGATTTCTTAACTGCTTCTTTGAGTCTGCCAATCTCTTCTTCAAGATACACTTTTAATTCGATTCCGTTGTTGTCGAATGAAGTGATATATCTGTTCAATAGTTCTTTTTGTTCTTGCAAAAGTTTATCACCATATTCTTCGTTGAATCTTTTTGTAAATGATTTGAAAACAAGGTTATCAATTGGCTTTAATTCGGTCTCTTTTTGGTTATCGACTGTCATTGTATCAACAATGTTTTTCTCCAACAAGACTTTTGATTTAACAGTGATGTTTTGGCTAAAAATTTGTGAAATTGATGCTAAATTTTTATAGTTCGGAACGAAATTGGAGAATACATCATTCTCAAAGTTCTTCTTAATTTTCTTTAAAATTACATTCTGTTCTTGCAGTAGTTTATCTTTGTCAATATTTTGGTGACGCAACTTAACTTCGTTCAATACTCTTTCTGCAACTTGACCAGAAATACCGTTTGTTTCTGTGATTGCTTTATATAATTTAAGCTCTTTATAAGATTCTGTATTTCTGTTAAATGACTCTTTGATGATGGCCTTGATTTCGTGTTGTTTCTGGACATTCTTATCCAACACAGCCCTTGTTAGCTCTTGAATAAGGGCTTCATAAATAAACGCACTATTTCTTTTTTTGTTATGTTTAAACTTTGCCATCACGCTTCTCTCTTTTTAGAATCCAAGTTCTCAATGATTGCTTGAATCTCAACATCATTTTGAAGAACTTCCAATTCTTCTTTTGTCATGCTCTTCTTATAATTAGTTGATAAATCTTCAACAATGCCTTTACTTAATTGCCTTAGTGGATAATAAAAGTGATCTTTTTGTCTTGATGGCATTTTGCCTGTTTCATCTGACCATTTGCTTTTGTAATGTCTTTTTCTTGCGCCAAGATCTCTTTTGTCGTGATGTGTTTTAAAAACTGAATCATTTCTCTTACCAGGTGCTGATAATAGCGTTTCTTCTTCGCCACCTTCTTCTCCAGCGGCTGCTTCATCACCTCCAAGACCAAGATCATCGCCTGCACCAGCAGCTTCATCGCCTGCTAGATCTGCTCCGCCCGTAAGATCAGCACCACCCATTAGGTCACCACCGGCAGCAGCTTCTGCATCAGCAGCGGCAGCTGTTTCGAGTGCAGCATCGAACTTACGATCATAGAACATTTCTCTTTGATTCTTGATAACTTCTTCATCAGAAAGATCAAAGATGTTTTTGGAAACCCAATTTCTACTGAAGTATCCTTCAGTTGCAGCAGCTGCAATATCAAACTTAGTTCTCCAATGCTCAAGCTCTTGCAATTCTGCAAGTTTTGATGGAGCGTTCAAGTGAAGCTTAAACGAGATTAAATCATTGCCAGTATAGCCCAAAGTATAAAGATGGATAACTGCAATCTTTTCAAGCTCTGAAATAATGCTTCTCTGAAGTCTTGTGATTGTTCTTGCAAAACGAATATCTTTTTGTGCAAGAGTTGTTTTGTCTTCGCCTTCGCCTTCTTGCGTGAGATATGAAGGAGGAATCTTTAATGCTGAAAATAATTTGTCACGAAGATATTTTACATCATCGATATCGCCTGTATATGTTCCACCAGGCAATGACTCAACTCTTGTTCCGCCAGTTGAGCCACGAACAGGAATGAAATAATCTTCATCAATTGACATTGGATTGTAACGAAGGTCAACTCGGCCTGTTGTCTCGTCAATAACTTGATTTCTTTTCATTGATGTTACAATTCTTTGCATGTGTTGTTCGACTTCTTTTTCTGGAATACCACCAACATCAATATAAAAAATTCTTCTTTCTGGAGAGCGAACAACACGATATGCCATCATTGCATCTTCGATAAGTGAAAGTTGTCTCCAAATTCTTCTTGAAGCTTCCAAAACTGATGTTCCATAAGGAGCATACTTGTCGTTTCCAAGGATTCTAAAGTGTGCAACTTGCCAGTTTTCAAATGTCAATCCACCAGAATTCCACTGAAATTGAACATAATTTGGATTTGTTTTGTCTTCTCCTTCCATTCTTTCGATTTCAGCAGGAGGAAGGCCAACAACAGACTTAACACCAGTATTCTCATCAATATCCAAATAAAGAAAATAATCTCCATATTTGCACATTGTTCGGCACCATCCAAAAATATTAAACTCAATATTGAGGACACTATAAAAAAGATTATTTAAAAGTTCTTTAATTTCTTCGTTTGGGCAATTGATTGTCAAAAGCTTTTGAAGAGGAGAAGAAACTGTCATCTCGTCTGCATAGATGTCGAGAGCAGATGCAATTTCTGGAGTATATTCCATCTGGTCAAAATCAACATATCTTTCAGCTCTTGCGGCATGATTGATTGAATTGGCATAAATGTTATCAAAAGGATTGTAAGTGGTCTTTTTAAATTGCAAACCAGCAGCAGACTGGAAGTTATATTTGTCTAGCTGCCATCTCTTTAGTTGTCTTGGGTTTTGTTGTTGATATTGTGTAAGTGGACCTGATAAGATTCTTGTTAATGCCTTATAAAGTATCGAATCAGGATTTCTTGGGTTTTTGTTGTTTCTATTGTTTGCCATTGTTATCCTTTAATAATCCAGCCAAAATCATTATATATTTTTTTTGCTTCGTTCATTTTATCAAAGTTTTGTTCTTTTTTGTAGCCAATCATACCAGGAATTGTAGTATTGAACTTTGTGTTTGCCACAACCATTGAATTTAAGAACGCTCGCTTATATTTAAGATCTTTTGTGCTTTCCTCCAATACAGTATCCCTGACCCAACAAGTTATTGCCAATGACATTACAAGATCATCATTGTAACTTCTTTGAGCTTCAGGTCTTCCATTTTTCCACACAAAAGTCTTTAACTCTTGGAAAGAACGAACAGAATTGATAGTAATTAGGTTATTTCTGATGAATTCTTCCATTTTAGCCACAATAAGTGGCCGAGTTTTCTGAGAAGTTGTAAAACCAGGCACAGAATTAGAAACATTTTCTGCTTCGTATTGCTCAAGATATTCGTGAGTGCCTTTAACAGAGTAATAAATATTTGGATATTCTGCTTCAATTAATTTTTCAAGAACTGAAAATCCAATGTTATTGTTCTCCATAACAAGCATTGCATCGCCATATTCTCTTCCGGCATCATACAATATTCTTGCAAACAGATCAGTTGTTGGTTTGCCACGATATTCTGCAACTTGATTCATTGTTGCAATATCAAAAATGTGAAAAACTGAATAATCTTTTCCATCTCCACGAGCAGTATCGCCAACAAGAATATATTTCTTTTCTTTGTCGTATTCTTCCCAAATCCAAAAGTTTCTATCAAATCCAGTTTGATGTTTTGGTTCTGAAGAATGTTGCTCGATTCTTGTTAAGTCATCAGCGTGAACAACTGTCTCACCAGAAGCATTAAAATTACATTCATACTCTTGTGCAATCTTTCTTCTTGAAAGATTTTTTGTTGTCTCTTCAAACCAATCTTGATCTCTTTCAGGATGCAATGTCCAGTGCAACTTTGTTGGATGGAATGTGCTTTCTCCTGTATCAGCTGCAACATATGTTTTATGAAACCAATTACCAACACCATTTGGAGATGAAAGAGCAATACATCGACCACCAGCTGCCATTGTAGGTTGCAGGGCTGTCCACAACTCGTCAAAGCCTTCAATGTGCGCTGCCTCATCGATTACAAGAAGTGAAAGTGCTTCTGAACGACCAGCATCTGCTGATGTTGATGACGCTTTGATTTCTGAGCCATTGTTAAGAACAAATGATGAACGATTGTCGATTGCAATTTGGGCCAATTGGTCAAACCAAGGAGGCAGATTCTTAATCATTGCTTTTACTTTTTTGACAAGGTTTGCTGCTGTGCTAAACTTTGTTGCAATGACCAGAATATTTTTGTCTCGATGAAATAGCATCATCCATGACACATAAGCAGCAGTAATCGTAGAGATGCCCATCTGCCTTGACTTTAGGATGATATTATTACGATAATCGTTAAATTTGTATAATAAATCTTTTTGAAAACCCCAAGTCTTAAACGCTACTTGTCCACGAGTTGGATGTGAGATTTTGCAGTAATTGTCGATAAAAAAGACTGGATCTTTTCCGCATTTAACAATTTCTTTTACGAGATCTTTTTTGGAAAGGTATTGTGACATACATTAGATAAATAGTTTATTGTGCAGGAGCTGGAGCTGGGCCTTTTGCATCGGCGGCGGGTTTTGTGTTTGCAAGCGCAGACAATTGCTTAACCACTTCTGCCGACTTTGGATTTTCTGTTGCAAGATCATTAATAAATTTCATAACAGCAGCTTCCATTTCATCCACAAATCCGCCAAGAACAGGAACATCTTTCAAGTCCGCAAGAACTTTCTTAATTTTGCCAATGTGCTTGCTCATCATGTTGGCAATCTTTCCAGCCTTGCCAAGATATATGGCCAGCTTTCCGCCTTTACCAATTGCATCGCCAACACCAGGAATCATTGAAATAGCTGATAGTGCAGCTTGCAGATACTCGCCTTTTTTCGCATACAATAAAGCATTTGTAAGATCAGCAGCTTCACCAATTCCTGGAATTGCACCTGCAACATCTAGAGCAACATGCTTTAATTTATCAAGAATGCCTTCATCAAGATTCTCAGACATCAAATTAAATTGCTCATGCAATAAATTAATTCTATTTTCTTCTTGTTGCCAAATAGATTCAAGCTTTAATGACTCTATTTCTTCGGTAATTAATTTATTGAGATATTGTTTTGTAAGTTTCATTCTCTTGGCTCTTCATCTCTTTTGCCGCTCACATTTTCAGGAGCTTTTGCAGAGAAATCTTCTTTACCAAAACCAATCCAATTTTTGATTGAGTTGTTCAATCTTTCTTCAACAGTTGTTCCAAGTTCTGGATTGTCAGGAATTCCACCAATTTTGTATGTTTGACTTGCATTGCACCAAGAATGTCTTTTATTCATGCTTTGGACATGGACATTTGGCTCTTTATCGTGCTTTGTTAATGAAAGAGAAGATTTTTTAATGCGACGATATTCCTTTTTTAGGAAGCTTGCAATGTCTTCAAGTCTTTGAGCAATCTCTCCTTCAAAGTCGTTCATGTAAACTTCTTTGAGTGAGATTTGACTTTGGTAATTAATGGTCAAAATATTGCCAGAAATCTTAACATTAAAGCCATCCATAACTCTTCTGTCGAGAATTGGATTTCCTTCTTCTCTTTGAAGACCGATTTTTAGTGGTTGTCCTTTGTCGTCTAATGCACCATCATAAGCGTTTGCAGCTGCTTGTGCGATCCCATTAACGATTTCTACAATATTACTGTCTGCCATTATTATTCTCTCTTAAAATTATTCTTCTGTTGCGTCTACAGTTGTTCCGCTCATCTCATCTTGAGCAGGAGCCGCTTCTTCTTCTGGAGCTGGGCCTGCTGCCATTTGTGCCAATTGAGCGTGTTTTTTGTTTAGAGCGTTTAATGAGTTATTGAAAACAGGAGAAAAATCTTTTACCAATTCTTTTACGAATGGATTTTTCTCTCCAACTTTTGTGAACTCTGCATTCATTTTTTGCGACAATGCGTTCAAGTTATTTAACGCCTTTGACAATGCTTTGTGGTATTTCTTCCCAAGAGCCTTCGCTTGCCCTTGAGCGCGGCCAGCTTGAAATTGCTGCCTAATTCCAGCGGTTGCAGACTTGATTCCTGCACCGATACCAGCAAATGGATTAATTTCGTTTAGCTCTTCTTCGGAAAGGTTTTCCAGCTCTTCTACGATTAATTGTTCGATTAGTTCTTTTGTGACTTTTGCCATTTCTCTTCTCTTCCTTCTACATGCTGTATATAACATTTAAAACAGCATTTAAATTTTGTCATATAAAGATCGTCTTTCATACTGAACGAATATGTATTGCAAACAGGACAAGTGCGATCAGAATCTTTAATAAATAGTTTCTTGGGCATTAAAATGCCATCGACTTCAATTTTCTCTTTTTCTTTCCGCACTTTATAAGATTTCTTGATTTGCTCAAGATAATCCTTTTCTTTTTCGTCGTCCCAATTTGCTTTTGGGTTTTGGATTGCTTCGTCGCCATATTTCTCTTTTATGGCCTTTTCAACCTTTATAAGATAATCTGGATCTTTCATTTTGCTATCTCTGTTGCCGCATAAAAAATGGCAATTGATGTTCCTGCTCCAAGCGCAAAGCCAATGATTGCCCACAAAGTTGTATTGTCACCTTTGGCCAATGATCTTAATGTTT